GTAAGAACGATACGTTCTTTAACACCGGATATGAGTTTGTGTTCAGGAACCATAGACCCGAGATCTATCGGGGTTTCATTCCACTCTAGCGCATCTGTGAAATCAGCCGAATCCATGCTATAGTGAATAATATGTGGATTGAACTTAAGCTGTTCAGATAGCTTTCGGACGTAGTTTAAATCTTCGAGGTTGTCTGTAGTGTAGTATGAAACAGAACGACCAAGATCTGAGAGTATATAAGAGATAATAGAGGAATCAAGTCCCCCTGAAACAAGTGCTGCAACCTCTTCCTTTTTTGATATAAGCCTCCTTTGAACCGAAGAATATAAAGCTTCTTCTAAATCTGTTGCCTCCGGCGCGATAGACCAATCAAAATACTCATAGGGCCAAATATTAAGGATTTTGCCCCCGGAGAATACATACATCTTGTTTGGTTCTATTCTCTTAATGTCTTTATACGGAGTGCGATCATCTTTATTATATCCCCATTTAGTAACAGAACTACGGAATAAGGGGTCCCACTCAGAAGTATCAGATATGAGTGGTCTTATCTCTGAGCATATCTCCCCGCGCGTATTATAGTAAAGCTGTTTCTTCCCGAGTGGATCGGTGAAACAATACATTGTACCCCGGGGAGTAATAAAAACTATAGACCAAAAACCATCCCAGTTGTTAGCTTCTCTTGCTATTTCGATTATGTTTATTAAACCAAAAAGATCTTTGAGATATTCTGCATCGCTATTAAACTCTCTCGGGTAATTAAAAATCTCTCCGTTGAATAAAAGCAGGCTGCCATCATCATACTCAAAAGGTTGTGCTTCGTCGTGTTCTGGCTGAGTTTGTATGGGTAACCAGTGGTGTGCAATGTGATAGCCATGCCTTTTGACGCACTTATGAGACAATCCCCTGTGCTTAAGTTTTTCAACTTGCTCTATTCTGTGAGTAATAATTATTCCGCTCATATCAATTTGTTTCTTGTTGTTTCTTTTTGTCTTCTGCCTCATTACACATCTGAAGTACATCCCAGATCGATATATTTATAGCCTGGGAGGTCTGTTCTTTTTCTTTCTTCTTCATGATTGAATCTGTATAAACGTAAATCAGTTGGCCTTTGGTGTGGTGCTCTAGCAAAAGCTGCTTCGAATTGTGGTGTCCTGTTCAACTTCCATGTGAGCCAATCCCCAACAGCGGGAAGAACAATTGTGTTTATCCTTTGTCCAAGTTTTATAGCAGCTGCAGATGGTTTATCTTTATCCAGGATAGCCTCGATCTCATCAAGAGCATCGTAGTACATTAACTCAGGATTGTTAGCATATATAGGGATCCAAGAGCATTTCTTAGCTTGGCTCATTGCTAAATCCCTTGCTACTTTAAAACGGTAAAGGAAGAACTCAAGGTATTTTTCATCCCGCATAACGTCTAGTATCTTATACGGAAAATATTCGATACCTAGGATCTTGCCCTTTATCTTACGTTCTCTCATCTTAGAATATCACCCATTTGCTAATATCTTCGCGATAAGCATGCAAACTTCCAGCATAATAGTTCAAAGATCCTTCCCTTAAATCGGGGTATTGATCCTGAAGTTGTTCGAGAACATAGCGCTGGATAGCCTCTGTTAACCAAATGTCTATAGCGAAGTGTTTAAAATAATCATTAGAACGAATGTAATAAAGGATCATCAGCTTATTATTCCTAATAAGGAATTGGTAAGAGACGGAACAAGGTATGCGCGTCTGAAAACCAGCTGAACTCATTGTATCATCAGGGCTATATATCATAACCATGGCCCTTCGTGTGTGGATGTCGTCTTTGAGAGCTTCTATAGCACAATCAAGTTGATGCCGATAGTTGATACGTTCGGAATAAGTGTAGTCAAATTTACCCCCGTCATTTTTGCTCATGAGCTGTTGCCAGAGGTCCATCCTTATTTTATAAGAGTTACCGGGATTAAGCCCTCTCCGGTCTACTCGATCTGCTATCTCTTGTTTGCAGTATTCTTCGATCTGAGGAGCTTCATCCTTAAAAAGAAAATCGAGCATCTCCCTTTTTCCCATCCAAGGCTTAGAGATAATGAAGTTAACTCCTACTAATTCTTTAGTAAGCTTATCATCTCCTTTCAGCTCTTTGTTCTGGTAATGCTTCACCGGCACGGTTATACCTGAGACTTTAAGTTCTCGGTCTATCTCCCGCACCATCTCAAAACAGTCTTTAAAAATTCTTGCCATATTAATAGTTTGTTTCAATTCTAAATAAGTTGACTTGGTATTTGAGCGACCATACCTCCCTGATATGTTCATCAGATTTAAACACGGTCAGTAGGATGGTATAGAATAGTTGAGCAAAATCCCTGAATCTTTCTTCAAATATGTACATATCTACTAAATACTGGGATCTCCTCCATTGCCTGTTCTTAAGAAGATTAGCTACAAGACCCAGAGATGTTATTACCTCCCCAGCAAGACGGGAGGGAGAGCCAAGTGCACGTAATTTCAAATCCGGGTTGTAAGTAAGCATGTTAAAAGGCTGACGACTGAGAAGCATGAGCTCTATCGTAAAATTCAAAGCATCGATAAGCTCCTCTTCTACATGCTCTTTGCTTGGGCTAATAGTGGTTGCTTCAACTGCCTCAGAGATCTCTTCAGTTATTCTCCAACAGTATTTCTTGAATAACTCCTGGTCTTCGTAATAGTCAAGATCAAAGTTCTGGAATAACTCTCTTGCCTCTGGCTCATATTTATATTTAAGCTCCTCTTGCATAGCAAAAATATCATACCATTGCGGAAGAGGGGATAAGGGTTTATAGTCTTCTGTATTCATGGCTGTATATCTGACTCATCGAATAACACGGGTTCAACGTTATTATAAAAGTTGTTCAAAGCACCGATGTAAGCTACAGCATCAAGGAGATTATCTTCCTTGTGCGAATAAGCTTCTCTTGCCAACTTTAGTGCGATCTGAAATTTATAAATGTCTTCAGTCGTTATCTCCTTGCCACATAATTCAGTAGCTATTCTTGCTGCTTTAGCATTACAAGCTATGAAAGGGCCATACTGTCTTGCCTTCTCTTCTGAGCGAAGGTTGACAATTTCATTTGCTTTCTTTAGTATGTTCATTGGTACGGGTTAAAAGTTTAATCTCTGTCGGTAGAATCCTATTTAAAACGGGGATGATATTATCGGGATCGCTATATCTTACGTGGTAAAGAGTGCTATAGTTCTTGCCCTCATGTGTACACTCTGCTATAGCTACACCCAGTCTTATCTTCTTCACCGTGTAATAAAGAGATGATATTGAATCTGTCTCCCTTATTACGTCTCCTTTC